TTTGCTTGATGGGTCACAAGGACTCTATGGTTCTGGTTGAGCAAGTTGGTGTGCGTTCACAAGTGCAATACAAGCAAGAATACCTTGCTACATTGTTCACTTCTGACACACTCTATGGTGTAGCCGCTCTGCGTAGTGCCGCATCTGTTGGAGCCGCTAAGTCTTCAGCAATGTTCGCATTGGCAGTACCAGCCTAATTGCAGTTGCGCCCCCTGCCCTAGTGGTGGGGGGACTTTTTTAACTTAATTAGGAGAAATACATGGCAACCGCATCCGCAGTAACAAGTCGCAGAGGTAATGACCAATTCCGTGGCATTTTCAGCGATACATGGGCTGTAACAGCAACTTTGAACGCAGGTTCTTTGGTTGATGGCGCAGGCGAGACTGATGACATTACGATCCCAGGCGTTGCCTTGGGTGACATGGTTATCGGTGCATCTTTGGGCGTTGATTTGGTAGGTTTGACTGTGACAGGTTATGTCTCAGCCGCTAATACTGTCAAATTCCGTATCCAAAACGAGTCTGGCTCAACTGCTGACTTGGCATCCACCACTATGCGAATTGTTGTAGTTCGTATGGTCTAAAGATCGGGGGGCTTGTCCCCCCTTTCTTCATTAAGGAATTAAATGGCTTTGTTCAAATGCAATCAATCAGGTAATGTTGTTGAGTTCAGACAGGACTACGACATTATTGAGATGCGTAGACACCCTCAATACACAGAGGTAGATACTTCTGCTGTTGTAGAGGTTGAGAAGGTTGATGGAACAAGGCAGACACTAACTTTGAAGAAACCTATGGGTAGACCCCGTAAGGAACAATTGTTATGAGTGACATTGACGCACGAGATTTTGGCAAGTTAGAGGCACAGGTTGCCTCCTTGCAGACTGAAGTCCACCAGTTAGCCAATGATGTTAAGTCACTCCTTGAGTTGGCAAACAAGTCAAAAGGTGGCTTTTGGATGGGTATGACCATCGCTTCTATGGCTGGTGGCGTAATCACTTTTGTTGCTGGAAAACTACTTAGATAAGGGGAAATCCTATGCCTATGGTCGGAAAAAAGAAGTTTGCTTACTCTGAAAAGGGCGAGAAAGAGGCTAAAGAGTATGGCAAGAAAAAGGGTCTTCCTGTGACCATTATGGTTGCTATTGGCAAGCCCAAAGGTATGCCTATGCGTGGTCAGCGCACTGCTACGAACATGATGAAGAAAACAGGGCGTGGTAAATGAAAAAGACCAAAGCACAAGCCAAGATTAGCAAAGTCATGCGTGAGTACAAGGCAGGCGATCTGCACTCAGGCAAGGGTGGCAAGGTTGTCAAGTCTCAGAAACAAGCCATCGCAATTGCATTATCAGAGGCTGGTAAGGCGAAGAAGAAATGAAACAAGGACTTTATGCCAATATCAATGCCAAACAAGCAAGAATTAAAGCAGGCTCTGGTGAACGGATGCGTAAAGTTGGTAGCAAAGGTGCGCCAACTGCCAAAGCGTTTATTGAGTCTGCTAAAACCGCAAAGAAACCAAAAAAGGTGAAGTGATGAAAACTCCCGCTTGGCAACGCTCCGAAGGTAAAAATCCTAAAGGAGGGTTGAACTCCAAGGGAAGATCATCTTATAATGCGGAAACTGGTGGTAATCTCAAAGCACCAGTCAAGTCGGGGGATAACCCGAGAAGATCGAGTTTTTTGGCTCGTATGGGAAACATGAGTGGCCCCGAGTACAAAAATGGTGAACCAACTAGACTGCTTCTTTCGCTTAAGGCATGGGGTGCATCCTCAAAGGCTGACGCAAAGGCAAAAGCCAAGTCAATTTCCGCAAGGAATAAGGCAAAGGCAAGCAGATGACCTATCTAGAGTTAATTAACGATGTGTTGGTTCGATTACGGGAGACTACTGTCTCTACGAATAGCGAAACCTCATATTCCGCTTTAATCGGTAAGTTTGTCAATGATGCAAAGCGTCAAGTAGAAGATGCCTATGCTTGGAATGTCCTTGGCACGACAGTTACTCTATCTACCTCTTCAGGCACATATTCCTACGCATTAACTGGTGCTGGTCAGAAGTTCCAAGTTCAGGATGTGATAAATGTCACTGGCAATGTTGGTATGAAGAATATCGACTTTGCTACCATGAATCGGTATCAGAACTTTTCTACCCCTGTAAGCGGTATTCCTGCGTATTACGCCTTTGATGGCGTAGATAGTAGCAACGATACCAAAGTAACCCTCTATCCCCGTCCTGATGGCGTGTATAGCATCCCATTCTCTTTAACAGTCCCACAAGCCACTTTGTCTGCTGATGCTACTGTGGTTAAAGTGCCTGATACTTTGGTGGCTCAAAACGCCTATGCAAGGGCTTTGGTGGAGCGTGGTGAGGATGGTGGACTAACTTCCTCAGAGGCTTATGCACTATACAAAACAATGCTGTCTGACTACATAGCATTGGAAGGCACTCGTTATCCTGAAAACCAAGGATTTGTAGCAACATGAGCCAAGCAATTGCAACATACAGCATAAGTGCGCCAGGCTTTTACGGGCTGAACACACAAGACTCGCCCCTCGATTTGGCGGCTGGATATGCTTTGGTTGCCACAAATTGCATCATTGACCAGTATGGACGCATTGGCGCACGTAAGGGTTGGTCAAGGGTTAACTCCTCAAGTGGCAACTTAGGTGCAAATGATGTCAAGGTTATCCATGAGTTAGTTCAGGCTGATGGAACAGTAACTGTATTGTTCGCTGGTAACAACAAGTTATTCAAGTTGGATGGCTCAAACGCTGTTGTGGAACTCACCTACGGGGGAGGGGGTACAGCCCCTACTATCACAGCAAGCAATTGGCAATGTGCTTCTTTAAATGGAATCACCTACTTCTTTCAGTCTGGTTATAACCCATTGATCTATGACCCTGCCGTAAGTACAACTACTTATAGGCGTGTGTCTGAGAAGACAGGGTATGCGGCTACTGTGCCTGATGCAAATATTTGTATATCAGCGTTTGGTCGTTTGTGGGCGGCTAATACCACCTCTAACAATGCCACTGTTTACTTTAGTGACTTGATTGCAGGTCATGTGTGGTCAACAGGAACATCTGGTTCTTTGAATGTCAACAATGTGTGGGTGAATGGTGCTGACCAGATTACTGGTTTGGCGGCTCATAACGGGTTCTTGTTCATCTTTGGTAAGCGTCAAATCTTGGTTTATTCAGGTGCGACTACGCCTTCCTCGATGACATTGAGTGACACAGTTGAGGGCATTGGTTGCATTGCTAGAGACAGTATTCAGACCACAAGCACAGATGTGTTGTTTTTGTCCAACTCAGGTGTTCGTTCATTGATGAGAACGATTCAAGAGAAGTCTGCGCCTGAGAGAGACTTGTCCAAGAACATTCGTAATGACTTAACTAGCGTGATTGCTGGTGAGACATTAGCCAACATCAAGTCTGTTTATTCTGAGCGTGAGGCTTTTTATTTATTGACTACGCCTAGCATTGGTGCTGTGTATTGCTTTGATACAAAAGGCATATTGCCAAATGGTGCGTCAAGAGTAACAACTTGGGACTCTATTCAGCCAACAGCGTTCTTGTCTCGCAGAGATGGAAGTCTCTATATTGGCAAGAATGGCTATATTGGCTTGTATAACACCTATCAGGATTACACATCTTCTTATCGGATGCTGTATTACACAAACCATGCTGATTTAGGTGATCAGAATAGAACCTCTATCTTGAAGAAGTTGTCTATTGTGGTGATTGGTGGTAGCAACCAGACTGTGACATTTAAGTGGGGTTTTGACTTTAAGACCAATTACTTGTCAGACAACGATACGATTCCTACTCAGGGTGAGTCCTACTATGGCATTGCTGAGTATGGTGCAAATGCTACGACTATTGCTGAATACAGCGATGGTGTGGCTTTACAGACGCTTGTTGTTTCGGCAACTGGTACAGGAAAGATTGTTCAAACTGGTTATGAGTCAGACATAAATGGAACGCCATTGTCTATTCAGAAAATTGAGATACAGGCTAAACAAGGGAAGATATCATGAGTGATTACACCAAAAGCACGAACTTTGCTACCAAAGATAACTTATCTTCTGGTAATGCTTTAAAGATTGTTAAGGGAACTGAGATTGATACTGAGTTCAACAACATTGCTACGGCTATTGCTACTAAGGCAGACTTAGCATCTCCTACCTTTACTGGAACTGCAACGATACCAACTGTGGCAATCAGCGCAGGAACTATTACTGGCATTAC